GCAATCAACTATTATGGAACTCAAACAACCGTAGCAACTGAATTAAATAAGTATTCTATATCTATTGTGCCTAACGGAACAGGTAATATAGATATTGTTATACCTTCTGATATGACTAACATTATTACTACATATCCTACAAAATATCGTTTTAGGTTTTATATTGCTTCGGCAGTATGGGATTCCACAGGGAGTGGTTCATATAGGCCAGCCAATATAGCAAATATTGACACCTTGGTCGAGCTAACTTCCTCGGACAACGTTATTAACCTTTTAGAGCATAATGCTATTTCAAACAGTATTTTTGAAACTCTTACGTTATCATCTTACAATACTACTGGGTTAAGAATTAGTTATGTATGTAAGAGTACGGTTAGTTCAGCAAATGGTTATATTGTAAATCCATATTCGTCATGTCAATCGACAACTGGATATTCTCGAGAGAGCCATGATAATGCTTTCCGTTTAATAAAATCACAATACGTTTTACCAACATTATACGATGGTTTATCACAAGTAATCGTAAGTGGTGATACTGATTTAGCAGCGGAAAACATAAAAAAAGACGTTAATATTTTTGGAATAACTGGGACTTATGAACCTACTAGTAATGATTTTGTTATTACGTTGTCTAAAAATCAAGATGGTGATTGGGTGCCAGATTGTACACATTCGGAACTTCAATCTGCTATAAGCGCTGGGAAAAATATATTATGTAACACACCTTATTATGGTTATGGTACCCCAGATACTTACGCACGGCTTAACCGCTCGTATATAGGAGAATCTACATCGACATATTATTACGAGCTATACTCTACGAACTGGAACGATTACTCTATACACTTTATGGAGTATGAGCACACTTCAGAGGGAGTAGAACTTTCCGAAGATGGAATTGCATATAGTACGTATGGGGCGACTGCTGTTCCAGCAGACGTAGCAAGTGGAAAAACGTTCTATAATGCCAACGGGCTTCAAGTCGGCACAGCTAGTGGTGGAGGCGGTGGCGGAAGTGCAACACTTATAACCAAAAATATCACAGCTAATGGAACATATAACGCGTCTTCAGATAATGCAGACGGTTATTCAAGCGTAACGGTTAATGTCTCGGGCGGTGATGGGGATGATAAAACAGTCAAATTTATTGACTATGATGGAACAATTCTCCACGAATACACACCGAGCGAATTTGCACAATTAAGTGACTTACCTCGGAATCCAACACATACAGGATTAACAGCCCAGGGCTGGAACTGGACACTGGCAGACGCACAAACACATGTGGCAACGTATAAAGAACTAAACATCGGGCAGACATACATCACAGACGACGGAAAAACAAGGCTGTATATCGAACTAGACGATAGTGACATGGCGAGGCCAGAAACAACTATCAGGTTCGGCATGACCAGCGGCAGTTCTGTGCTTGTTGACTGGGGAGACGGAACAACAGAAACCATTACAACAATAAGTGACACAAATCACAGCCATACTTATAGCGCAAAAGGGGAGTATTGCATAACGCTAACACCAACCGGAACAATGAACTTCGGAAGTGGCAGCAGTTCATATGGAATTATGGGTTCGAACCAACGCTGGAATACAAGTAGGCTGAAAAAAGTGGAAATCGGTTCAAACGTATCAATAAAAACGAATTATTTATTTTACCGCTTATACTCCCTTCAAAGTTTAACTATCCCAAGCGGAGCGACAATCACAGGAACCTATAACTACGCTTTTGGAGAATGCTATCTCTTACCGCATGTCACTATCCCAAGCGGAGGGACCAGCATAGGAAACAACGCGTTCATAACATGCCTAAACCTACAAAGCCTATCAATTCCAAACAGCGTAACCAGCATAGCAACCTACGCGTTTTCAGAATGCCGTAACCTACAGAGCATAACCATCCCAGGGGGAGTGACCAGCATAGGAAGTACCGCGTTTGGTTCTTGTACAAAAATCACAAAAATTACTATCCCAAATGGGGTTACAACGATATCATCCTCTCTGTTCAATGGCTGCTTTGCCTTAAAAGAAATCAAATTTCCAAGCAACGTCACAAGCATAGAAAGTAGTGCATTTTACAACTGTTATAGCTTAATAGAAGTAAACATCCCAAGCAGCGTCACAAGCATAGCAGGCCAGATTTTTTATGGTTGCCATGCCTTAGAGCACGTAACACTTCCAAGTGGAATAACAAGCATAGGCGCTTCCACGTTTTATCAATGCTACAGCTTAAAAGAAGTCACAATTCCAGACGGAGTAACCAGCATAGGAAGCAGCGCATTTTATTATTGTTATAACTTAGCAGAAGTAAACATCCCAAGCGGAGTAACCAGCATAGGAAACACCGCATTTTATTATTGCTACAGCTTAAAAGAAATCACAATTCCAGACGGTGTCATAAGTTTAGGAACTGGTTTATTCTCATATTGCATAGGCCTACACAGCGTAAAACTTCCAAGCGGAATAACAAGCATACCAAACAGTACATTTAGTACTTGCCGTGCCTTGCAGAACATAAACATCCCGAGCGGAGTCACAAGCATAGGAAACTACGCATTCTCTGCGTGTCAATGTTTACAAGAACTCACAATTCCAGATGGTATAACCAGCATAAATAACCAGGCGTTTTACCAAATTTCTTCTGTTCAGAAAATCACAATTCCAAGTGGGGTAACAAGCATAGCATCTAAGGCTTTTTATCAAAGCCAGAGCATGAAGGAATATCACTTATTACCAACAACACCGCCAACATTGGCCAACACAGACGCATTCAGCAGCATCCCGTCAGACTGTATCATTTACGTCCCGGCCGGGTCATTAAGCGCATACCAGTCAGCAACGAACTGGAGCACATACGCAAGTTACATGCAGGAGGAACCATCATGATAATAACAGAAACGGTCATCATTGACGGAAGAGAATTCACACATAACTATTCCAACGCGGGCCGATATGTCGTCCGAGAGGGAATCGAGTACGAAGAGGCCTACGATCCGGCCGAACTCGGAAGGACATACACCGAAGGCCGAGAGATAGAACATGAAGAAGGGACAGAAGAAGAGTATGCCGAAGCAGGCAGAATACTTCTAGGTGAGCAGAATGAGTAACATCGTCGAAAAAGCCAAAAGGCTGAGAAAACAGATAGAGGTCCTGGCAGACACCATGACCGATGAAGAAGGCCTGCAATTCGTGGATTTATTCCCGAACTGGGAAACAGAGCACGCCTACCAGGCAGACGACAGAGTCAAATACAGCGACACCTTGTACAAATGCGTCCAAGGCCACACGTCACAGGAAGACTGGACCCCGGACATTACAAAAGCATTATGGACAAAAATAAGTATAGAAGAATGGCCTGAATGGATTCAGCCAACAGGAGCACAAGACGCTTATATGTTAGGTGATAAAGTCAGCCATAATGAAAAACATTGGGTTTCAACAGTGGATAATAATGTTTGGGAGCCAGGTGTGTATGGATGGGACGAGGTGATCTAAATGCCAGATGATTTAAACTTATTCGGTAATGAATTCGATAACGTAACTGGTATTAAGGTAAAGAATACCAGTGGAACCACCTTAACCTACTATCGTCCTCAGGGAACTTTATCAATTACTACAAACGGAACTAAAGACGTATCAGCGTATGCTTCCGTTAATGTAAATGTGTCTGGAGGAACACCTTCTTACCAGACCAAAACAGTGAACCCCACTGAATCACAGCAGACAGTTACACCAGATTCTAACTATGATGCTTTATCTAGTGTAACTGTTAATGCTATCTCCAGCACTTATGTTGGTTCTGGAATAGCTAGGAAGAGTTCGTCCGACCTAACTGCTTCCGGAGCTACCGTAACCGTACCTGCTGGATATTATGAGTCGCAAGCAAGTAAGGCCGTTTCCAGCGGAAGTGCAAAAGGCCCTACCAGTTTGTCAGGAACTTCTGCAACGGTTAGCACCGGTACGAACACTTTAACCTTAACTAAGACCGGGGTAACAACTACTCCAACAGTCACAGCAGGTTATATTTCCAGTGCTACCTCCAGTACTGCAACCGTAACTCTCACGGCATCTGTTCCAACCAAGGCCGCTGCTACCATCACACCAGGTACCACCAACCAAACGATTGCGTCCGGGACATATTTGACCGGTACTCAGACGATTGCAGGTGATGCTGATCTGGTCGCTGGTAACATCAAGAATGGTGTATCGATATTTGGGGTTACAGGTAATTTAGCATTTATCACCTATTACACCGGATCGGCTACACCATCTTCGTCGCTAGGTTCTGACGGTGATATTTATCTGAAGGTGAGCTAATGGGTACCATAACTCGAGAAGAAACGATCTCGGCACATCCGACTTCGTATGATACCTCTCATCACAGTTACGCAAGCATAAGTTCCTCATATCCTATAACTAACGCGTATACAGATTCAAGTTCTACAACTTATTGCCAGGTAAGCTGGAAAACCGGCTCGGGGGCAGAAACGTATGTATATTTGAAGTTTGATCTCAGCGCAATACCAAACAACGCTACGATCAAATCGGTTACTGCAACAGCAAAAGGATATGTAAACACCACTAACTCGTCCCGCGTAACCACACGTCAGATGCAGTTAGCAACGGGAACAACATTAAAAGGTTCTGCTATTACATTGTCAACTTCGACATCAGAACACACGTTCTCAAATGTTGGAACTTGGACTCGGGCAGAACTTCATGACGCCAGAATAAGATATTACGTGAAACGTGGCTCTTCGAATACCTCATCGACTTACCAGTTGAGAATGTATGGAGCGACAATAACGGTAACGTATGAATGGCAAGAGACCACCTACACCATTACCGTGAACAACTCATCGAGTGCTACCGTAACAGCGAATCCAGCAGAAGTAGAATCCGGTGGAACCAGTACAATCAAAGCCAGTACAGTATCTGGTATTACAGTAACAGATAACGGCGTTGATATTACTAGTCAGTTTGTACAAAGAACAGACCCGGCGGAAAGTTACGAAGTGACAAACGTAGGTACGTACGGATTCACTTTAAACAGCAATGATTATTACCAAAGCAATAACAAGGGTATTAATCAATCAGCTGCTGTTTGTCGAGTGGATTTTGTGGTGCCTGTAGAAGCGACTATTACATTTACGTTCATCAACTACGCGGAACAAGGATACGACTTTGGTGTTTTCGGTAATATCGATACAGAACTAAACAATAACTATTACCCGGCGGGGAGTAGTGGGGCAACAATAAGTGATAGCAGTTATAAATTAGCATGTAACACTAGCGCTTACAACAGTTCTTCGGCTAAAACATTGACTTATACGATGCCTGCTGGGGAACATTATATTTATGTCAAATACAGCAAGGATGACGCAAGTGCGGACAATAACGATACGTTGCAGTTTAAAGTTGCAATTACGTTGAATGAACCGTACTCACCGGATCCTTACTACGCTTACGACATTACCAATGTTACGGCAGATCATACCGTAGTTGTTGTTAATGCCGGTGGTAGTTTGATATTCTACCGAAAAGTTAATGGCAGTTGGGCAGTATTAAATGTCGTAACCGCCTATAAGAAAGTAAACGGCTCGTGGGTTGTGCAAAACGATTGGACGAGTCTTTTTAACTCTACAGACAATATCAAGAAGGGAGATTAAAATGGCAATCTTAGACGAAGTTAAGAAAATCGCAAAACAGTATGACATAGACGTAGCAGGAAAAGATATTACTATGCTACTGAACGAAGTCGCTGCTGCTAAGGGTGGTAGTGGTGTTGGACGTAATGTAGGCGAAGCTATGGCTGCTTTATCCGATGCTCTGTCATCTGGCGAAGCAGGCTCCGATACTGGGACTAAGTAATATTTAAGGAGGGTATAAAATGCCTGATCAGTATATTAATAAGGTTATATTTGGCGGTAACACATTAATTGACTTGACATCAGATACTGTTGATGCCGCCCATTTGTTATCAGGGTATAAAGCCCATGATAAGTCAGGTGCTATCATTACAGGTACTTGTACCTACAATGCTGACACCGCAGATGCAACAGCTACCGCTGATGAAATCCTGTCCGGCAAGACCGCTTATGTTGCAGGAGATAAGGTTTCAGGTTCCATGCCTAACAGAGGTGCTGTTACTGGCACAATCACTACTAAAGCACAGCAGTATACCATTCAGCAGGGTTATCATGATGGCTCTGGTAAGGTAAGTATCGCTTCCGCAGAACAGGCTAAGATTATTCCTGGCAACATCAGACAGGGTGTAACAATCCTTGGTGTTGAAGGTACAATGTCTGGTCAGGAAGACGTACATGCACAGTCTAAGACTGTAACACCTACCGCAGTACAGCAGGTAATCACACCAGATAGTCCTGATTACAACTATTTAACTCAGGTTACTGTTAATGCTATTCCATACGTAGAAACTGCTAATACATACGGTATCACAGTTACAATCGGTTAAGTAGGAGGTAAGAATAATGGATTTTAAAGAATACGCTGTACCAGCGATTTCTGCTGGCGTATATTTATTAATGCTGATGCTTAAACCGTTAATTGGCGAAAATTATAAGAAGTTTATTCCATTAGCATCTGGTTTACTCGGTGTTTTATTAAACACTTGGGCAAATCGGGGATTTAGTTTTGCTATTTTCCTTGGCGGATTAGCCTCCGGCCTTGGCGCTACAGGACTTGATCAGTTAATTAAACAGACTACTGGATATTACGAAAAGCAGGAGGGTTAACCCCATGAACGAAGCAACGTTAACTGCTATTTTAGGGTTTATCGTTACTATAGTAACTGTGATCATGCAAAATAATAAAACGAATGCTTTATTGGAAGAACGCATGAAGCAGACGAATATCTTGCTTGAAGAACGAGATAAATCCATGAAAGAACAGTTGGAAAAACTTGAACACAAAGTTGAACTTCATAACAACTTTGGTACTCATTTAGCTGCTTTAGATGCCCGTGTTGGTATTTTAGAAAAAAAGCAGTAACTGTGAGAAATTTGTGAGAAAGGTCTCATGAAAATTAAAAAAGCCCCTGTAAATAAAGGGCTTTTGGAATTGCGTATGGTGCGCATGAACGGAGCAATATTGATATTTTGCTAAATGCTCAAAAGTGCCGAAAATCCTTTATTTATCGATACTTTTTGCGTTTTCCGTCAAATCGTAAAATACGTCAATTCCGGTCAATTCCGGTATATTCCGGAAAAAGTTGTGAGAAAATTGTGAGAAAATTTTAGGGGAATTAAATTGTTATTGTATTGACAGCATTCCTCTTTAATTCATCAGACGATCTGGCGTAATCGACTGTCATGGTCATATTTTTATGCCCCATTAACTCCTGGACAGTTCTTACGTCAGTGTTTGATGTTATTAATTTTGTACTGAAAGCGTGCCTCAACATGTATGGACGAAATTCTATATTTGCTTTGTCGCACGCTCGATGTATGAAATAAGAGAACTCTCGCGTTGTTATGAACTTGCCGGTTTTGGTAACAAACATGTACTCGCTAGGCTGATATTCCATGCATTCGCGCAAGTAAGGAACCAACTCATCAGGGATAGGCAACTCACGCACACTATTTATATTCTTTGTTGTCTTAACTGTGATGCGTTCCTTAGTTGTTGAGCCTATAGCTTTATTAATCCTGATTATTCCTCTTGTAAAGTCTATATCGTCTTTGCGAAGCGCATATACCTCAGAAGGCCTTAATCCGAGATACGCCATCACTATTAGTGAATAGATCAAGATATTTGAGTTGAACGAGTCTTTTCCGTAGGTTCTGATTGCTTCTATTACCTCTTTTAATCCACAATGCATTTCTACGGATTTGACTGGTGATATTACCTGGCTCTTCGGTTGCGTAACTTTAATAGTTTGGTCTTGATACACATAGTCACTCATGATGGCTGCATGATATATTTGTCGCCAGATGGTTAAGACGGACTTGATTACATCTTGTGTCTTATCCTCGGCAAGTTCATTCAACGACAACTGAATGTCAAATGCTGTTACTTTGCTGATCGGAAGGTTGTGATATTTCCGAAGCAGGTTAAAACGTAGATCATGCTTTCTGGTTGTCTCCCAAGTAAAGTTGTGTAACTTCTTGGATATTTCATAGCATTCGGCTACTGTAACTTTGTTGTTAGGTAAAGTCTTGGTAGCCAGTTGATATACGGTTTGGTCACGGTACGTCTTAGCTGCTCGCATTGCTTCGGCCTTTGTCGTGTAGTTGCTGGTGTTGAATGATTTACTGTGGATCTTACGATCTCCCCATGGATCGTTGTAAGGTATTTTTACCTCCAGAGTTATTCCTTTCTTTCCCACTTTCTCGCTGATGTACTTTTCCTTTTTCATAGCACCTCCTGTTGATGATATTTTAGACTAGTTTG